GAGTCGTAAAGTTAAACAAGTAAGTTATAAGGAGCATTAATGAAAAAAGAAATAGATATAGATGATGAGTTAGAAAAAAGATATGAAAAATTTCATGAGTGGCTAGACACTTGTCCTTTTAAATGGACTGAATCTAGTCACCCAACAAGTGGAATGACATCTGTTAATTTTGAAATAGAGGAGGAATAATATGGACGAGATACATGATGAAGAAATAAAAGAGTGGTTAGAGGAATGCCCAACTCACAAGTGGGAAATACAAAATGTTAATAGTCATGGTATATGGCTTAGTGTTAGATTCTATAATGAACCAGAAGAAAACGAAAAGGAGAAATAATATGAATGGAGAAGATTATCCAGATTCAATACCAATGAGAGTAATTGGTTGGTCAATAGATGTTAAATGGTCAAATGGTAAAGAAGAAAGCATTACAGAAATACCAGATGATGTCGCATCAGTAATAGATGATTACCTAACAGAAATAGAAGGAGAACAAGCATGAGTAATTGTTATGATCATAGTATAAAAAAAAATATGTTAGATAGTGTTTATGGCACTAGACAAGAGCTAAAAGAAGATATGAAAGAAAACAGAAACAACTTAAGTAAATGGTATTATGAGCAAATGGCTATGTATGATTATGCATTAGCAAATTTTGATGATTGGTATAAAGAATACGCAGGAGATACTTGGGAAGAATTAAATGACAATAAGGAGGAGTAATGAGAGAATATACATTTGTAAGATGGGGTGGAGAAAAGAAAATAGTAGAGGCAATGAGTTTAAAGAAAGCCATAAAAAAATATGATGGTAAACCTGTTGATAATGATAAATTTGTACATATAAATTGGTCTAGTAAAAAAGGTAATTCATCTTATAAAATATTAGAATTACCATATGTAACTAGAAAAGAAAGAAAGGGTAAGTAATGACACCAAAAGATATAGCATTAAAATTTGAAGAGTCTATAAAAAGTGTAGGAGGTACAATAGATAATTCTACACCATACATGGATAACTACTGTTATCAAATTAGTTTTAAATTAAATGAAAAAGAATATACTGTTGACTTGACAGATATGGAGATTGTTAATTTATATAATGTTTGAATTTAAACACCCAAGTTATTACGCAAAGTTAAGGAAAGAAAATCGCTTGACAAATCAATCAAAGCATGATAAGGAAGATGACAATGAAAAAATACAAAATAAGAATAACAGGACTAGGAATAGAAGCAGTAGCAATAATACCATTCAACAGCGAGCCAGATATAGAAACTCTAGAAAATAATATAGCTTATTATTTAAATAACAATCTAATGAAAGTAGAAGCAAATGATTTCTACGCAGTAGATAAGTATTTTATAACATATGAGGAAGTATCTATTTGAATTACAAACAACAATTAGCAGTTATAGAAGGATTATCATTACCAAGTGATACTCAAACTAGAATGGATTGTCCATTTTGTAATGGTAAAAATACTTTATCAGTAGACACGACAGAAAATAAAATAAGTTGGTATTGTTTCCATGCTTCTTGTAGTGCTAAAGGTAAAAAAGAAGGAGAAAAAGATATGCAGTATGTACAAAAAGTTTTTAGTAGTAAAAAAATATTACACACAGAAGATACAGAGTTTATAATACCAGATAGCTTTCAATCAATATATTCTAACGACAAGGCAATGCATTGGTTAGATAAGAATAATTGTTGGGAGTCATGGTCTTGGGGTAGAGCAGATTTTAAATATGATGTAAAGCAAGATAGAGTTGTGTTTTTAGTTAAAAATAGAATATCACATAAGATAGTAGGTGCAGTA